ATATGGTTCAACAATATTTACAAAGTTTGCTCTTGTAACCTGATCATTAAGTTCAAATAGTTGTGCTTCTGCTGCTTTCTGTAATGCTTGCTCAATTGTTAGGAATAATCTTCTAACATTAATTCTATCAAAGGCAGATGCAAAACCTAAACCAGTCTTATCTCCAAAGAGCATGATACCAGTTCCAGGTTGATTAACTATAGAGTTAATTCTTAGTGGATAAAGTTGATCTCTTTGTGCTTTGTCTGGATTGTAAGCAAGTTTAATACCATTATTTAAGATTCCTCTCTGCTGTCCAGCAGGTGAGAACCAAGGGAATGCATTAACACTTGTTCTAACCATCAATCCAGCAACATCTCCATTAGTTGGAATGAATCTAAATTGATTATTAAATCTATCAAATGTATACTTATATCCAGTATCAAATACTGCATATGAGGATGATGATAGAGAACTATAGAACTTAATTACATTATCAGTTTGAGTATCTGTATTTGTTATATCTACTACGTCTGCTCTATGAGGAGAAATAGTTGCCATACAATCCTTTCTTGCACCAGCAATAGATATTAATCTGTTTGCTTTTGCTTGTGATTGTGCCTTATCAGATAGACCAGGACCCATGATTAGGTAATCAACTTGTATCTCATCCTTATTTTTGAATAAGTTATAAGATGTAATTAGATTGCCAAGGGTTGCTTGATATCCACCAGTAGCAGAGTAATCTGCTCCAGCAGTTAATGTATAGGTATTGTTTCCAATAACATTGAAAGTAATACCCTGTGCATTTCTATTCCAACCACCAGAAGCAGAAGTAATAGCTGTGTATCCAGAACTAAAGTCTGATGCAGCTTTAAATCCATCTGAACCATCAGAAGGATCATCTCCAGCATAAACATAGTTGGAGTAAAGTGCTACATAATCCTTATAGAATATCTTCTGTGGTGCATTTTCTGAAGAAACTGCATCTTTTGCTTTAGATAGATTTAAACTCTTCTCAAGAATATTACCCTGTATACCTGTTACATCTCCAAGATCATCTACAACTACAATATGAATTCCATCATTTTTAGAAGATCTATCTTCTGCCCACTGTGAAGTAAGTGGTCTAGGTGAAATTGCCTTCCAATAAACAGTAGAGTTGGTTAAACCAAGTGTCTGCTCATCATACCAATCTTTAACATAATTACCAGCAGTACCTATTAAGGCAGTAGCTATTCCAACTGCAGATGCATTTATAAAGCTAACATCATTTCCACTTATTATTGCTCTTGCTTGATCACCTTGAGCATAAGTAACAGCAGTTGAGACTCCAGCAGTTGTAACCCTTTCTACTATCTTAACATCTACAGTTGTTGCTCCAAGACCAGTAACAATACCCTTAAGATATCCAGTGAAGTTTGAAGTGTCACCAGAACCAGCAACTACTTGGTTGGTAAGCGAAACAGTTACACCAAATCCAACACTAATACCAGCAGTAGTTCCTATTCCTAGAACTTGGTCTGCAGCATTATCAATTACACAAACTTTAAGATTGTTTGCCCAAGTACCAGGAGTTTTAGCAGCATAACCAAATGTCTGACCTACACCAGCATAGTTTGCCACATAGTCATCATAGTTCTTAATCTTAAGATCAGTCTGTACAGTCTGATGAGATCTATTACCATTAGCATTAACTAAATCGTCATCATCAGTTCTTACTACCTTAAGCACTCCACCATAGGTGAGGAAAGAGGATGCTGACATCCAGTACTCATATTGAGCATCAGTACTAATTGGCTTACCAAATGTATTGATGAGTTGTGTTTCTGTAGTAATGTCAGTAGCTTCATCAATTGGTCCAATTTCAAATGGACCAGCAATTGCTCCAATATTATCTAATACATTCTCTGCTCTTCCTACAGTCAGATCCACCTCTCTGGTTAATACACCAGGAGATAATTGTGGAGTCGCCATGTCTTGTAGCCTCGTCTCAGTTTATCTAAAAATATTTATTGTTTTTAATGTTTTCATTGGGGAAACCATCCATGAACATTACCAATCTGGATAATCCCAATCTGTATGAGGTTTTATTTTCTTCCTAGTTTCTACAATTCTTCTTATAGTGCATACTTTACACTCATAAGAATAAGAAGATGCTAATGTTCCTCTATCCTTACGTGTCAAATAAAAACCATCTATTAAATTTTTAATCTCACCACACACTCTACACTTTCTATCAGAAAGTAATAAGTGTCCTAATCTTATTTGACTATCAATTTCCATTACAATACTTGAATAACTGCTACTACATCTGGTATCTCCATCATTAATTTCTTTTCTATACCTTGCTTCAAAGTCATGGTGCTCATAGCACATGACTCACATGCACCACCCAATTTTACTTGGACATATCCTGTTTCATATTCTATATCATAAAGTTGAAGAGATCCACCATCAGCTTCAATGTAAGGAATAAGTTCCTCTAATACTTTGAGTACATTTTCTTCTGTTAATTCCATTACCTATAGTCCCACATGTAAGAACGATCTCCATACTCATCTGCATTCCAATTACCAGGAGTTCCTGCTAATCTATCTAGTTCTAAACTTCCATTATCCATTGTATTCCACCTATCTCCTTCTGCATCTACAAAAGTATCTTCATCTAATCCATCCATAATAAAACCAAATGGAGACATGTCTTGTTCTATTTGATTCTTTTGCTCTTCATATAATCTTTTTCTTACATCTTGATCAGTAAGTTCTTTAAAATAATCTTGAGCAACCAACCATGCATAGATGACAAGACACATTGCAAGGTCATCATTGCATCCTTCTTCTGCCTCAAATGAATTGTGTTTTTGAATAAAGGTAGTCAGTTCACTCAATATCTCATAATCTTTAAAAGTAACTTTATCTTCTTCTATCAGAGTCTTTAGGTTAAGAGATCCAACTTTCTTTACAGTCTTGGACATCTTAACTCCCAATTGAGTCTTCTTACCAGAAAATCCTTGCCCTACAATTTGACCTGCTCTTCCCCTCATAGAACACATCAATAAATTTTCATATTCTAAATCAAAGTTAAGAATAGCAGCAACTTGATCTCCTACATCATTTACCTCACATAAAACAAAAGCATTATTAAAACTTTTTGCTACTTCCCATATTACGTTAGGAAATAACATGGGTTTGATTTCATTATTTCTAAACTTAGCTACCACTCTATGAGGAAACTCTGTAATATCAATTACAACAAAAGCAGAATAATCTCCTCCAACTCCTCTTGCCACATCAACAGTAATAACATAATCATGATTTTTTTGAACTATTTCATATACATCCAATCCAGCACTAGTAGTTTGAGGATTTTCATATACCAATGCTCTTAATTTACTAGGAGAAATTAACGTATCAACAGATCCTAAGAATTCACATTCAAACTCAACTTTGAATTGTTGCTCTGAAGTATTGGCAATAGTAGATTTTTTCCATTTCTCATCCCTACCAGGAACTTCACTCCAATGAACATCAGTGGGAATATATTCATTCTTACCTTTCTCAGCATCATGCCACAACCTATAGAAGTGGTTCATACCATGAGGCGTAGAGACTATGATAACTTTAGTGCTCTTACCTGAGGTAATAGTAGGATAAACTGAACTAAAGAATGAGTCAGCAATATGGTTAGGAACAAAAGCAAATTCATCCAAGAATAGGATGTTAAATGACATACCCCTAACAGCAGATGCTGATGTAGAAGCAGCAAGAATCTTAGAACCATTCTCTAGTTCCAGACTTCCTCTATTCCAAGATATAATACCTTGTTGCATCCACTTAGGTAAATTCTCATATGCAGTTTGCAATCTACCTAGCAGTTCTCTAGCAGTGGCTGCTTTGTTTGCTAGTATACCTACATTGACACTATCATTGAAAACAACATAGTGTAAAAGATAAGCTACACAAGTTGTAGATTTACCTGTCTGTCTAGGCATCTTACAGATGTTAAATCTGTTCTCATGGAAATTTTTAATTAACTGCTTTTGAAAATGATAAGGTTTAAATGGTGTAAGACCTTCATCTAGACTAACAATCTTTACGTATTTTTCTGCAAAATAAATGGGATCGTTTCTACAAGCATAAAATTCAAGTACTTGCTCTTGAGTAAACTCTTGAGCAACATTTGCTTTTTTTAAATTGGGATTGCCTAGATAAATGTTGTCCATAATAACCTCTTACATCATTTCATACTTTCCAAACTTTTTGTCATGTTCTCTAGTTTTCAGAGTCATGTCTATAATTTTTTCTAAATTCTTAACTTTCTTTTCTAATTCTTTAGTACGTTGATCCTCCGATTTGGAGGAGTGGTTCTCCTGGTTCATGTTTTGAAACTTGGTAATTCCAGAGTTTTGCTCCAGGATACACTTTTACCACTTGATCCTGAACTTCTCTGCGTGATGGTTTTTTGATTGAAGGGAAAAACATTTTTATCATGTAGTTCTTTCCTCTCCAAGACAAATAACAGTCAATAACATTTCCTATCCCAGCTCGTAATTTAGTAGCTTCTTGAAAGGAAATCATTATGTTTTAACATTATTACTTTAATATTTAGCGTTCTGCTTCTGTTGCTGTGAATATTACTCTATAAGTAGTTGATGTTGTAGAGGATGCATATCCTATAAGTCTTAAATTTCCAGCATTAATATCTACATTAAAGGTTGCTATTCCAGTGGGTTCATTAATTGTTCCATATTCAGAAAGATACACATTACTTTGATTATGAATTACATTGATAGTAGTAGTATTAAAATTACTACCTTGCTCTGCTTGTATTTGATAATTAACAGACCTATATGTATTAGTAGACAATGACACCAAAACTTTAGCATCTAAGCTAGTTGATGTTGAAATAGAGGAACTTATTTTCCCTATATCAGTAATCAACAATTGTTCTTGTATAGTTGCTCCTGTGATGTATGGCATGGTTACTAATTAGCAGTTTCTAAAATACTAAGTATAATTTTAAGAGTATTGTTCGCACTCCCTGTGATCTTTAAAGAATCACTAGTTTCTAATACTAGTTTGCCACTCATAGGAATTAAAGCATCTGCTACTGGAACAACTCCACTCTTTATGATTTCTGTTGCAGTGCTAGATCTTAGATGAGTCAAAGTAGCAGTAGCATCAGCACTCCCTACATTTGTTATATGAGCATACAACACAATAGCAGTATATCCTGTTGGAGCAGTATAAACTGTCTGTTCAACTGTTGTTACTTCAAGTGTCTCTGTTTGAAATTTATTTAGAGCTAACTGGGCCATATTAACTGAGTGCTAAGATAAAGGGAGTCATTTCTGTAAATAAGCTTCTACTAAAAGCTCTTCCACTAATTGTACCAGTTTCTTGGTTGATTTGTAAATCATCACCAATTCTAAAATTACCAGCCTGGTCAGTACTGGTATAAATTACTTTTCCGCCATCAGAAGTAACAACTTCATTTGCTTGAATTGTTACACCACCACGTTTTGGTGTAGCAGTAGTAATAGTATTTCCAGCTCCAACATATTCAAAAGTATGGGAACTAGCAATAATCTTACTTTGTTGGAAGAAATATGCAGTTGAACCAACACCAACAGCATTAAGCAAATTAGTACCAAGTGTTACTGTTGTAACTCCAGATACTACTGGTGTTGAACTATTTATTGCATAATAAATAGGAGATGTACTAGCAGTTGCAGTTGCAGTATTAATTCCAACATTAGGTGCTGCAATTGTCACATCAGGGGTTCCTGTATATTGATTTCCTGCATTTATAATAGTAATTGAAGAAACTGATTCACCATCTAAGGTTGCAAAGGCAGTAGCAGTTTCTCCATTAGGTCCAGATGGAGCATCTATAGTTACAGTAGGAGTAGAAGTATATCCAGTTCCTCCAGAACCAACTGAGATTGTATTTACTGTTTTAAATAAAGTATTAAAGTAACATTGTTGTCCATCATAAGGTCTATCAATGTCAATGGCTGCAGATCCTGCAGATGATCCAGAACCAACATAAGTATGAGCTAGAGTAGATATTCCTAAATTAACTTGGAAAGTTGTTGTTGTTGGAACAGCATCTACCTCAAAAACAAATGGTTTTTTGTGAGGGTATATTTTGCTACCATATTCACATGTAAATCCTATACCAGCTAAAGTAACTCCCATTCCAACTGCAAATCCATGAGCAGCAGTGGTAGTAATAGTAGCTTGTCCACTAGTGTGAGTATATGCAACTCCACTAATGGTAAGAGTAGGAGTGTTTATATTAAGAGTTACTTCATCTTGAGAAACAGCAGCAGCAGAAGTAACCAACCCAGTAAATTGAAGTGGACCTACACCTCTTGAAACTAATCCAAATGTACCAAAACTACAATTACTATTTGCTATATCTGCTTGTCCTCCTTCATCACAAGTTACAGCTTCATCGCAACATATTGTAAATAATGAAACTAATTGAGCAAATCCTCCATTAGTAACAGCAACTCCAATACCACCTTGATTATATTGAGTGAATGCATCAACATTCATTGTTTTTAAAAGTCTAGCTTGCTTTCCATCAATTCTAATTCCAACTCCTGTAGTGGTGTCACTAGTGCAGTTTTGAACATATGGACCTTTCCATTTTCCTCCACCTACATTTTCTGCTATTTCTGTAGTAGGGAATCCTACAGCAGCAGCAGGAGCAATATGATTTTGGAAAGTCATATTGGCTAACTTGACTCCTTTTCTAACTGAGAAAATATCTTTTTCTGCTGTGCTACCTATAACATTTACAGATCTTTGATCGTCACCCACAATAGAAACATTTGCAGGAACTTGTATAGGATTAGTTTCAACATATGTTCCAGAAAGAACTTTGACAGTTGCTCCTGATGTAGCAATACCTACAGCACCAGAAATTGTTAATTTAGCATTATCTATTGAAGTTCCATTATTAGAATCATCACCATCTTTAGCAACATAGAAAACATTAGGTGCAGAGTTAATACCTGTAGCAGAAGCATTAATTGTTACATTATCACCAAGTACAACTTGAGAATTTGTAATGGTAACAAGACCAACATTAACTGTATTATTATCACCATCAATGGTAACTGATCCTTCACCAACAGTAAGAATTCCAGTAATACGTGTATTACCTTTAACTAAAAGAGTGGTTCCACTAGTACCAACATTAGCACTACCAATTGTAGTAACCCCTAATATAGTAGCATTTCTATCAATCTTTAAATCCTTTCTACCAGTAATGATTCCAACAGAATCAATATTTACAACTTCTCTACTAAAGACTGATCCAGCAACTGATATTTGCCCATCAAAATAAGCTACTGTTTTAGTTGTATCTCCAGTTCCAACATATAAAGTATATTCAGATCTTGCAGTAGTTCCAATACCAACATTCTTTGTTGTATGAATTCCAGCAGAACCAACTGCCCAAGTTCCACCAGCACCAGAAGATCCACCCAAATCTTCACTAGCAATACCAATCCAACCTGTACCTATTCCACTGTATATTAATAATTTACCATATCCTTCAGATTCATCAAAAGATACATCATCAAGATCCTTGATAAATCCAGCACCACCTCCACCAATAGTATATAACTGTTGCTCTACTCTATTAACAAAGAGTCTGTAGTTTGATGCTAAATCTTGAAGAGTAGCAAATTTCTGATCTGTAGGAGTAAGAGGATCACTACCTTGTTTTTCTGCAGGATCAGGAGCTATGGGACGATCATTAACTAATTCTTCTTTTAATACTTCTTGCTTACCTTTTATATCCTCTACAATCTTATAAAGTTCTGCAATATTAACTCCCTGTTTATCAGACTTTTCACTTAATTTCTTAATGTCTTTATCATAGTATTTTACTTCTGGAAGATTAGAAACTTCTTCTTTTAGCGCATTGAAGTAATTTCTAATTTCTTTATTGGCATCAAAATACTTACTATTATACTCATCTATTCTCTTCTCAATATTCTGCTTTGCTTCATTCAGTTTACTTAATACACTTTTCTTTAACTTTCTATCATCATCTTTAAACTGATTCCTATGCTCATATATCTTAAGAGCAGTCTCCTTTAACTCCTCATATATATTATCTTTAGTTTCTTGTAGATACTCCTTTACTTCTTTGATCTCAACTTTCTTCTCAAAATCTTTAGTATCAAAGGATTCAGTTAGATCATCAATATCTTGATTGAAACTATCTTTAAGAGTTCTAAGATTATCATTAACCTTATCAAAGTCATCATCTATAACGCTAAAAGTTTTCCCAATCCAAGAGAAATCAGGAACTTCATTTACTTCATTAACCCACTTAGGAAACTTAGGAATATCTGCTCTAACACCATCAATATCTTCTTTGAGTTCTTCTAGTTGATCTTCATAATATCTTACTTCTGGAACTTCTGGAATACTCTCCTTTACTTCCTCTATATGACTTAGAAGTTCTTGTAGTTCATTATCATATGACTTTATCTCAGGTATCTCAGGAATGCTTTCCTTGAGATCATTAACTAGACGTAATAATTCAGGCCAAGGGGGAACTATATCTTTTACTTCTAGAAAAGATTCTCCATTAACATCTTCTATAGTTTGAGTCTCTTCCTTTATTTCCTCTTCTTCTTTTTCTATATAATCTTCTACAGATGGTAATGTTTCTTCTGAAATAAACTCATCAACTGAAGGTAATTCTTCATTACTTTCTTCAAAATCTTCAATCGATGGCAAGTTTTCAATGTTGTCGTCAGACATGTTATGAGTATCTTAGTACTGTGGGATTTCTCTCCCTATACTTTATTTATTATCTTCTAAATTAGCTGCTTTAAGCATCTTTGCTAATTCAGCAGTAGATCCCACAAACAAAGCATTATTAACTGTATTTGGTCCTTTAGATTGCTTCTCTTCTTCTACATCTTTTAACTTCTTCTGTAAGTCCATCAACTTATCAGTTGCATCAGATACACTCTTAATTAATTGACCTGCAACTTCATATGCTCTTGGCATCTCACTGTCCTGTGCAAGTTCAAGAATACCATTAATTGCTTCCTGACCCTTCTCTATGATGCTATAAAGATTGCCACGAGTATACTCATAGTCTTTTTCAATATCATTTCTTTCATGTCTTTCAGGTTTACTTATTCCAACTTCAGTTGATTCAGTAGGAACTATATCTCCAGAAACATTAAAAGCATCATTTAATTCATCAAATTTTTTAGTCATTAGGTAGTTCCATCAAATCCAAAGTCATCACCAAATTCTATAGCAGCATTGTCAGTAGTTGTAATAACTTTGACTTCTGCTCCTAGAACATGATCTGCTGCAGTAGTATTGTCTTGTGCTCTTCTTACAGTCAATGCTGTTCCAGAGACAGACTCTACAAACATTTCCTCTTGATCTATGTATATGTAATTGGTTGCTTCTATGCCACTAGCACTATTAACGTTAATAATTGCTATACTATCATCTATATTTTCTTTCAAGTTGGTGGTAACTGTATCACCATATGCTTTGGTTGCTCTAGGAACTACACTGTAAGTAACTTCCCTAGTAGGAGTAGTTGTCTTACCACCAGCAACATATCCAATAGATGCCTTCTTGATGATATCCTTGGATACATCTGTATTGACTGGTCCAAAGAAGTATGTCTTAGCAGTAAATCTCATAGTATAAATCAATGCCCTTCTAGTGGAGAAGTCACTCTCATAATCATCACTAGTGGTTATTGAATTTAATACAATAGGAATATCTCTCTTCTCTCCAATAGTATCAACTAGGTCTACTGATACAGTATATGCAGGTTGAAAGTATGGGAGGATTTGCTCTACTATTTGGAGCATGTCATCATTTAACTTAGTAAAAATGCTAAGTTCAAAATCAAGATTATATGGTACAGGAAGATATGTTTTTGCTATAGTGCTCTTATCACCCTTAACACCTTTTAAAAATGTCTGTGTAGTTGTAGATTTTCTAACAGGATCATAATTAAGACCATTAAGTTCAAAAGACATTCTTGGCAATGTAATTTGAACTGGTTTGTTTAGATCAGGTACTTGCTCCAGTCTTGCTAAAAACTTCTGAGTAGGTCCATATGCCAAAGGAACCTTAGTAGTACTAACCACTGAATCATCATCATTAGTATGCTGTATATTGACGTTATTAAAGATAGAACCAAAAGAAATAATGGTCCTCCTCATTATTTCGTGATAGAAATATTCAAACATTTTTACAATCCTAGTGTATTATTTATGGCATCCCAAATGGGTTGGTCTCAGTGAAGTCAATGATATCATCTCCTGCACTTCCTATGGCAGTATTTTCTGCATAGGCATCATCAGTATTTGTAGCAGCAACTATCTGATATTCATAGGTTGCACCTGATGTACTTCCTGTAATAACTTCCCCAACTGTAAATGCACCTGTTGCAATAGAAACATTGAGCTCCCTAGTAGATGCATCCCAAGACTTAACTCTACCAGTAGCACTACTTGCAGCACCAGTAACAACTTCATTAAAGATATAGTTACCTGAACCACCTGTGTAAGGTGTAGTGATTGTAGCAGTAGGTGCAACAGTATATCCAGCACCAGCATTAGTGATTCCAATCTGAGTAACAATACCTACAGTATTACCACTACCTACATATGCAACTGCAGTTGCTGTTGTACCTGTACCAGGTGCTCCTGTAAAGGTGATTGTAGGAACTGTGGAGTATCCAGTGCCTCCTGAAGTAATTGTGACTATTCCAATAGATCCATCACTGATAGTGGCAGTAGCAGCAAAACCTGCTCCTCCACCACCCACTACTACTATACTTGGTGCTACTGTATATCCAGAACCTGGATTAATAATATCAATACGTTGTATCTTAGATGATTTAACTCCATCATAATCTACTATATCATCTGTCATAGATGCTATACCAATAGCAGTCACTCCTCCAGATGGAGCAGATGAAATAGCAACTCTAGGAAGACTGGTATAATCTTCTCCTCTGTTAGATATAGTAACAAAGGATACTGCACCATCAACCAATCCAGTTGCAAGCACTGCAGGAGTTCCTGATGCCACTAAAGTAAGTGTCTCAATATAACCTGCTTTCTCTAGGTTATCATCAATATCACTCACTCCAGTGTCAACAACCTCATCCTCATATCTGTAAAGTTCACACTTAAGTTCAAATACGTAATTCTTCTTTAACTGATAGAAAGGTTTCTCATGTTCTACAAACTTAATTTCAAATAATCTATCTCCCAATGGGAAGTATATTAAGTCTCCTTCCTTAGGTCTAGTTGCTAATTCTATATTTGGTATATTCTTAATAAGTGGCGTAATATAATTTTCAAACCTATCTCTTGATATAATCAAAGTCAAATCATCAAGTGCCTGAACACCAAACTTTGATAGAAGAGAACCTTGTCCCTCATACCCATCAAAAGTATCCACATATGCCTCTAATGGAATTGCTTCCTCGAACTTAGATTCAATGACTTCCTGTATTACAGTAGTCTTAGTCATGTATCTTCTAGGGATGTAATAAACTTCTACCCCATACATTTTAATCTGTTCATTGATTAAACTTTGAACTAGATTTTGTTCTGTAGAAGACCCTTGCAGGAAATAAGGATTTAATGCCATTAGCCTATCATATCAAGAGGAGGAAGTTCATAAGTATTGGACATCATCTCTCTAATTCTTTCTAATTCTTTTTCTCCATCTTCATACATTTCTCTACCATTTAACTCTATCCCACCAGGCAATTTAACTCCTTGGAACTTGAGCATATTTTGTCCCCACTGCCTCTTAATCAATGCAACAGTATATGGTTTTAAGAATGAATCATTCCATACTCTAGGATATGATGATGGATCTAATAATGTAAAACAATCAATTACTATAAAATCATCAGGTCTTAAACTTCCCCAATCTATATCTAAATACAATCTATCTTGTCTTTTGTTAAATCTTATCTGTTTCTCAGTGGTCAATAAGAAATTAATATCTTCCAGATATGTCTTAACCATAGCATATGAAAGAAGCTCAGTAGCACCCCAGTAATAGATATCATTCAAAAACATCTGATACTTCACGCTAAACATATTGTTAGTGATAGTATTACTTCCATCAAAGTGGAAGATTTTAGTAACTCCAATAACTTCTGGAGGTATTGGAAGATAGTTGCTATTTTCAGTATAACTAAATTGTGTAGTAACGCCAACTGTAGTATCTACAGTGGTTGTAGTTATTCCTGCAGATATTCCTTTTCCTCTATCAATATCATCTTGAGTTATTTTATACTTTCTATAACTTTGATAAACACCATCAAAATGTCTCTCTTGAAAAAACTGAACAGCATCATCTACCAAATCTTCTATTTGTTCATCAGCAACATTTATCTCTAAAACAGGCGCACCAAGTTTCCTCTTACAGTAGTCTATTAGTTCTCCACGTGTGCTTGGTTGCGCCATTTATCTACTTTACTAGTATAAGTTTATTTATGGTGCTGATGATATACCAGGTATAACCAACACATCTCCTGATACTATTCTGTAAACAGAAGAACCAGAACCAATTAAAACATCATATACATATCTACCTTCTGGTATATTTCTAGTAGCAGTAGAACCTAGTGATAATCTAAACTCACCACCTTTAGCACTAGTGAATCCAACTTCAAATGTTTTTATTGCATGAGCAGAAGAACCAATAGCAACACTCTTTGCAAGTTGAGCAGAACCAGTATATCCAGTAAAATCAAATGCAGTTCCAGAAGTGCCAACTACAGTATAGTCAGCATCTAAATCTGCTCCAGTGTTGAGGGTGAGATTTACACCATATGCAACACCAGAACTAGGATCAAATGTAAGAGTGTTTTTAGCCATTAGATAATGCTCTTAGTAAACTTTTGATTTCATTAATATCATCCTTTAAAGATTTCAAATCATTCTCCATATTATCTATTCTATCAGTTCCTTTCTTTCTTTTAGCACGACTCTGAATATAATTATCATATTCAGAGTAATTTGTATTTAAAATAGCATTGCTATTATTTTCACGGACTAAATTACTATGTCCTTCTACATTGATATGTTTCATATTATGCAAGTGCGATTACTCTAAGACCCCTTACTCTAGGTGGTTGAGATGAATTTGTTCCAGTTCCTACCAATTTAATACTAAAGTATCTAAAGGTGGCAAGATTATCTATAGTAAATTCATAATCATTCCATACCACTTGATCTGGAGTATAAGCTATGACATCAGTTTTAGGTAAAGCTTTATCTGGAAGACCACTGTTTTTTGCAGGATCTATAATTTGTCCAGTAGATAATAAATTATCATATCCTGGGAAAGCTTGATAAACTAATTCATCATTTGGATTTTCTGAGATAGCATAGAATGCTCTGAGATCACTAGTTAAATTAATATGACCCTCCAAATGGATCTTAATTCCACTTGCTCCAGATTCTAAAGTAATTTGTTTAGATGCATATACAAATGCATTAGGATCTTCTTGTAATGTATTAATTCTGTTATCTGTTGTATAGTCTGTTATAGGTTGATTTAACCTATTAGAAGTAAAGATAACAGCCATTCTATCCAAATCAACCACAGGAGAAAGTGTATTATCTAATGCAGATAAAGCTAAATTTAAAGTGAATGATTTATTATTAGGAAGATTAGGTAAAGATGTAGTTTCATTAATTCTAGAAGCTATCATTCTAGGACTAGACATATAATTATCACCTACAAGAGAAATATTATCAAATCCTTTATCTACGAAAGGAGATTCTGATCCATCTACGCTAGTAGATGTGACAGTTCTAACTTGACCTGTTATGGTAGTTCCTGTTGGTGTTATGTTCTGAACTATGGGAGTTATAATATCAAATGGTATATTTTCAGTAGATAAAATATTAACAGAACCAGTAGATTTAGTTTGATTAAACTTAAGTTTAGGTAAACTAGTTCCAGTGGATCTATCAACACCATTAGAAGACATATCTATTTTGATATTATAGAAATCCAATCCTATAGGATCAGTAACAGTGGCATCTGCTAAATTGTGATTAGTATTAATTCTTCTCAATGAAACTCCATTTAATTCATACTTATGAACAAAATCAAGTGCATCATGAGTTAATGTGGAAGTAGAATCAACACCTCTAGTTACACCAGTTAATGTATTAGCAGTAACTCCACTATAAGAAAGTATTTCTGTTCCAACCTTAATATATCCTAAGTTTGTAGAACCAATACCAACATTTTCAAATTCAGCAAAATTTGTAGCATCATCTAATACAATAGATCCTGTGGAAGTAGAAGAATATTCTGCAGCTAATTGAGTAGTAGGAATATCAGTTTCAACTCCATCAACAGTTACTGTATTTTGAGATGAATACATTCCATGATTCTTTTGATTAACTTTTATATGAATTCCATCACTAGTAACTGCTGGACTTCCTGATAAGAATACATTTCCTCCAGCAGCACCATTAAGATCTGTAGCAGCAGCACCTGCAGTATATTGGATTGTTTTTCCAATACCAGTTGCAAATTCCCCTTGAACACTATCAAGAACAAATTCATTAACCCCTGTTATAGAAGCTATGGAGAATTGAATACCTGATCCTAGAGAAGTTAATCCAACAGTAGAAACTCCAACCACATCACCCACAGAATAACCACTACCACCACTAACAACAGTTGCAGCAATAGCAACACCATTGGTTATGGTCATGTTCAATGTTCCATTCCTACCAATTCCAGTCTTAGTGACCATAGGAACAAAATTATATGTTGTAGCACCTGATGAAGGAGTATATCCTACACCAGCGTTAGTGATAGTTAAATTACCAGTTGCTGTTCCCCCAGAACCAACAAACCTTCCAGTAGCATTACTTCCTTGCTGTGAAATTAAATTTCCAATAGTTACTGCAGTATCTGATATAGTGGTATTAAATCCTACTCTTATTTTATTTGACTTAATTTCAAGAGAATCTTTAAGTAAAGGTGCAACATCATCAGAATATGTTAATAAAGGAGGATTTGTAAAATTAATAGTTCCAGTTAAATTTCTAAATACTGCTCTATAAAGAGTAAATTTAAGATCTTCATATTGACTTGGATTCCAAGTTTCTCCATTTTGAGATTTAAATAAAGAACCTAATGTGGGTTGAACTCCAACAACTATTTGCTCAGATTCTGGTCTATCTTTTGATTGAACATCAGTTTCTCCCATTCTGGAAATCCAAGCAGTATATTCAGTGCTTGTAGACAAAAGAACTATAGAATAAGATTTTCCACCTGGTAGGTATACTGGAGATGGGAATGTAACTGTAGTAACAGCAGTAGCATCTGAAGATACATTAACATCAACTGGATCTAGTACTACTTCACCAAAAGGAATTATTTCTGTAGTAGGAAGACCTGCTTTCATTGTTCTTAATTGAACAGTTACAGGTAAGAATTCATCTTTAGTTCCAAAATAAAGATCTACTTTAGTAACAAAAATACCATTTCTTTCTCCCACAAAGAAAGATTGTGCTAAAGGATCTTCTTGACCCATTCCGCAAGGATCAGTTAATGTACTAAAATCAACATTATCAGTTAATGCTCCAATAGTTTTCTTAGACTCAGCAATTGCTGCTTTTCCTGTATCACTTTCTTCAAAAGCTTTAACTTTTTCTGCATCATTAGCAAATTCAATATGCTCCTCCATCCTATCCTGAATAGCTTCTGCTGAAGCATCAGGACCTAACTCCACAGCAATAGCAGTACTCCAATATAAAGCAGATCCTTCAGTTAAAGAAGAATCATTTCCATTTACAGCAATAAATGCTGCAGATATTGGATCAACAACCTCAGGGAAAGTTTCTTGGAAATCTGATAGACTCATATCAGATGAATCATCAGTTCCCACCACTGTATCAGACATATCTTTAGAACCACCTGCCTGATACTCTGGAGGTAATCCTACAAATACATCTAAAATTTCTTTAATATTTGGTACTTCTGTTAAAGTTTTAGGTTGAGTATAAGTCT